TACCGTGACACCTTCGTCGCCTTCTATGAGTAGATTCTTAGGACCCTTTTGTCTTGCCCAGTGTCTGTATTTGTCCAGCCACTCTTGGGAAACTTCTCTAACTTCGCCACGATGCATTTCTGTGTCGTCTCGCAATTTGAGATAAGGGTTAGAACCTATGTAGGTTATCTTGGGCAAGTTTCCTCACCTCAAGAACAGATTACCCACAAATTCATAGGAACTACTGGTGTACCACCTGCGGTAAATGTTAACGAATCGTTGGTGTTTGTCTCTGTGCTAATTACTGCACCGACACCCGCTAATCCTCCGTTAGAACCACATATTACTGCGTGTATCTTACTTGCTCCGCCGCCAATTGTTGCGATGTCACCAGTTGCCATTACTGTAGTTACTTGAAAACATGCTAGTTTAAGTCCCGGTGCCGCTTTTCCATCTGTGTTAGATGCGTTAAAGCCTGTTAGTGAACCCGGATAAGAACCACCTGAGTTTCCATCTAGCCAGTTTGTATCACTGCCTATTGTTCCTGCATATAATTCCAACTCAAATAAGTTATCGTATACACCTGCGTCTCCTGTTTTTTTGGTTAATGTTATTGCTGCCATATTTAATCATCTCCTAATATTTTATTCTCCATGTTATCCTCATTGTAGGTCACGGATAGAACCTTGACCTCCAAAGAAAGTTGTCCATACTTCACCCATTGTTCGGTAAAGTCCCTCTTGACCGAGGCGGTTAATGGCGAATGGGTCTCCGGTTTCGATACCAGATTCAAAGTATTGTGTTGGCTTTGCAGTGCTAAAGTATAGGTAGTCAGTATCAAGCATGTAAATTCTGCTGATGCCGTCGCTTGCCATCTCCTTGGTTGGGATAATTGGAACACCGTTGTAAGTTGCTACGATGAAACCTGCTTCCATACCCGGAACACCTTTTACACCGTTGAATGTTGGAACTACTCTCTTTTCTTCCATGAACCTTTGTTGGCTTTGTAGAAGTTGTTGTATTCTCATCAAGGTGTCATATCCAGTTAGCATGACCTTTGGATTTCCACCACGAGTCCAGATAAGTCTAAACATCTCATCTAAGTGGTCAAGTGATAGAGTTCTGTTAGCAGAACCGCTGTCAGCAGAATCCTCAGCAAATGCCCAAGAGTTACCGGCTGCACTTCTGTCAATCGAGTAAATGTCTTCGTCACCTGCATCGTAGTGAGTACCAGATGCCATTGAGTTGTTACCAGTGGTAATTCTGTCAAGTGATTCAAAGTCGTTACCTGCTACAGTTGTTACATCCTCAGTTAGCATGTCGTTGATGTGCTCTGCGTGGTGCTTACCCATCTCTTCTTTCAAGACTGAACGAATGTCACCTAGACCGTCGTCTTTGTCATTTAGGAAAATTGCTACTTCGGACATATCGAATGAGTGAGCGATGGTTTTAGGCTTTGCTGCAACATTCTGGAAAGTAGGTTTGGTTGTGTCTGGTAGTGTACCGTTCTCTGCAATTCCGCCACCAACAGTCTTGGAAGGCTTAGCAGTAACTACTCTCCATCCACTTCTGTCCCATGGTTTCTTTGGTAGAATTGAAAATGCGTTGAATTCTTGGTTTAGTTGTGACCAAACTTTTCTACCGTAGATTGCTTGGTATGTTCCTGCTGTTGTGCTTAGCAATGGTGCATCAGCCTTCAATAGTTCTGAACCAGTGTACGAGTATCCCATACTTTGTCCAGCACCGTAGTAGTAGCGCTCCATGTCATTGATTGTTCTCATGTAATTTCTTGCCATATCTTGTCATCTCCTTAATCTTATTTTATCCACCTATTCAGTTATGAAATACGCTCCCGGCAAGGTTGTGAACTTCTGACCAGTCCATGCTTGCTAAGTCCTGTGTCGAAGGTACTTCGACAGTGGAAAGTTGTTTTCTAATCGTTGCTGCTTCTACTGAATCAGACGACTTACTGATGTTATCAATTCTGCCACTCAAGTCAGCCAGAGCCTTTTCGATGTTAGCAAGTGGTGTTCTTGCATCGAAGGAAGCGGCTTCTCTTGCTTGTGCTTCTGATGAAAGTTCTTTGTTTAGTCTGTCAGCGAATACAGCACCAAGGTTACCCTTGAATTGTTCTTCTAGGGATGCTGCTTTGTAAACTTCGTATGCTGCTTCCAAATCAGATGCAGTAACTAGGTCTGGGTGTAGGTAGCCTTTTGCTACTGCACCGCTTCCGCCGCTGTTGAGTTTTCCAATTGCATTAGTTGATGGAGAGCCACCTTCTTGTGCTCGACCCTTAACTTGTCCAGCGAAGTAGTCTGCACCGTCACCGATTGCTTCTGGTGTGCTTCCTAGGTTAGCCTTTGAAACATTGTCGAAGTGGTTTCTTGCACCTGTGATGTCAACACCTGCTGATTTCAGAGTGTTTTCCATCCAGTTTAGATAGTCAGTAGTAATGACATCAGAATATCCTTTTTCCATGTCTCCTTCACCTTTGTGCTCAGCACCGTACATTGCTTCTTTTTTATCGTCACCTTCTGCCACTTTCTCACCTTCGTCTTTTTCTTTCTTTTTACCTTGAGATTCTTCAAGTGCTCTTCTTGCTGCTTCTGGCATTTCGCCTTTTTCCATAGCGTCGAGTCTTCCGTTCAGTCTATCTAGTGTGCTTGACAGTTCATTCAATACATTATCATCGTTCATGTTTGTGTCCTCCTTCAATATACGGAATGTCGCCTCCGGGTTAATACCTTTCTCACAAATAGTGACCTCGTGTAGTTCCAGTTTGGAGATTTCTGTATAGTCACCGTGTTGTTGGTCACTCTTTCGCATTCTCTTGAATGCTTGTCCTCCGATACTGAAACCTCTAAGGGCTCCTTTGCGAATCTCTTTGGCAACTTCTCTTGCCTTTTCTATGTCGTCTCGTAGTTTAATGACTACGAACATACCAGCGTCATCGACACCGGATTTCCAAACTCTGCCATCAGAGTCAGTATAAGATGGAATAACGCTCCCAACTTGTATGTTTGAGTGAGCAAGTTGGACATTTCTAAATCCATCTGCTTTCATAAAGTCACCAAAAGCGTTTTTCAAAGCACCTCTAGTAATCAAATCTCCTTGCTTGTCTACCATCTCAACAGATGCATATCCAGCGATTACAAGGTCGTTGTCAGCCTTAACTATACTAATAGTTCCACCGTGGTTGACGGGGGAAGTTCTCAGTGAAGCCATCGCTGCCATTGATTCTATAGAGAATGCTCATACTATTTAATCAAGTATGGAAAACAGCCTTGTCTGAATCTACCTCTAAAACGCCATCTGATACAGGTATGACTAAGTGTTTTTTGTCCTCTTGGTCTTCCGTTTCCGGCTCTATAGAAGAATCTTCTCCGGGTCGTTTTTTGTTATCGTAGTCCGGCATTGTCTTCTCGTCGTGTAAGTTTGTCGGACCCATAGGCGATTCTATAGGTGTAGCATAACCTATACCTAGACCCATAGTACCTGTACTCGATTGACCTACAGCGCCTACCCCACTTTTCAAAAGTTTCTCTATCAACTGTAAGCCTTTGACCATTACCATCTGTTTCTCTCTATCTTTCCATTCGGAGTCTTTTATTTTCTTAGGAGATATAAGTGGTTTACCGTCACCTTGTGATTCATGAACTTCTGCTTTATCTTCGTTATCTGATTCTGCAATATCAAGATTAGCCTTGAGCAGTGCGCCTGCTATGGGGCTCCAATACGCTCTTTGACTTTCAGATAGTCTGACCAAATAACTGTTAGAAGAAAGTGGACTATGAACTGACCAATGACCCTGTGATTCTGTGGCTTTGTAAACTACATCTCCTTGTGGCATTACTACTCTTATACCACTTTTAGCCCTATGAACTTCACAAAGCCATTGTGAATCTAATGACTTGGCAAGTAAACCTAGCGTCTCTCTGCTGACAAGACCTTCACCTTCTGCTTCACCAATTATTTCTGACCCAGTCAAAGTGTAAACAGTTTCTTCGTCTACTGATTCCACCTTACTTACATTAGCAGCATTGACTCTCACATGGTCTCCTTTGTTGTATTTTTCTGGACTATTGAAAGCAACGCCGACATCCATATAGGTTTCACCTTCTGACTCTACTGCTCGGTTGCCTATTTTTTCGGCTTGAGTAATCGGACCAGTACCTAGACGATATGTGTAAGGCCCGTTGCCTCTTCTGTCTAATACTCTTAACACTACATCCTTGCCGGGTTTGAGCATGACCCACTTAGGATGTCTTAGTTCACCAGCCATGTATGTTGACTTAGCATCTCTGAGTAATACCGAACCGTGGTCTTTCTGTAAATCATCTACTGCTAACTTAAGACCTGCATCATCAGTAAGTCGAGTGTCACTAGCACTTGGTAAGTGAACATTACCTACACCTTCCATAGCACCTCTAAGTATTTTGATTCTATCGTCAATCGTGATTTCGTGGACTTCTTTATCTTCGTATTCCAAGATATCGAAGATATAGTAACCGTCTTCTGTCTTTATGACATCTGCGTGATAATCTTCATCTGTTACTTTCTTGAAGTTCTCTTTGTCTTCATCTGATAAATCAAAAGTAGGAGATGTAACTTCGTCATCGTCTTTCTTAACAAACCCTCTTTCACCCTCTGGCATGACAGAAACTATCCAGTCGCCTGTAAAACCACGCAGATGTTCAAGGTCGTCTAGTTCAAAAATACGGTGCATCGGCTGTAGCGTAGGAACTTCTGGGCCCAAGTCTTTTCTGATAATATCAGGATTAGTTAAGTCTGCTAGACCAATATCAGATTTAGTCGTGGAACTAGAATCTTGATTGAGTGTTCGGCCAAGATTGTCAACTGTAAACTGAGGGGCTCTCCTTTCGTTTATAGCCAATGATTGTCTTGCTCCTTGATGCTCAGGGCCGTAAAGTAAACTCTGCCAAGCAGGTGCCGCTACTGAAATCATCTTGTCCCAAAAGTGACTAGTCAGTGGAACTAAAGCCTGAGTATTATCTTCATTAGGATTGACCATGGTAATTTTAGGAGTGCCGTCAGAGCCTATGTAGTAATTGAAATTAGGTGAAAAATCATCTCCGAACTCATGTTTGAAACCACCTGAGTTATACAGACTCTTGACGGTATGTGTGTCGTGACCGTTTGGCCCGACCTTGACTCGACCAAGACCGGATTTAGTTTGAGTGATTTCCTGTGGAACTTCTACATCTGAAAAATTAGTAATCAATGAGTTAAGAGTCTGTATCGCATTTTGCTGGTCGTCTAAATTTTTTGCGTCTGCTTTACCTCTACCCTTCAAATCTCTTGAAAATTTAGAACGACTCGTATGCAAACCTTCTTCAAACCTATCGTCTAAACTATGTGCAAGTTGAAAACCGATACCAGTTTGTCGGTTTCTCTCTTCTGCCTTTCTACCCAATGTATTGTATATCTGCCCTACCTTTCTAACAAAGTCTTTGACATCAGGACTGTTTACTTGTTTACGATTGAGCATGTTTGCGAGCATAGCGTCGATGTCTATATCAGGATACATTTGACTAAACAATTGTCGACCTGTCATAACAGAAGGCATAGGTTTGTTTTCGTTGAGTCTGGGTAGTAGAGTATTGTCGACATAATCTTTTACCGTTTGTCGCAATCTATTATCAGACTTATCCAAACCAAGTGAGTCCATGAAGG